GAATATTTGGACAACATATAAGATTATCACATCCTGATAAAACTGAAGCTGATTATAAAAAAGAATTTCCAAATGCTCCATTATATTGTGAAAATGACAAAAAACAATTTGCTAAATCTAGTGGAAAACATATGAAGACTGAAAAATATAGAAAGTTATATTCTGAGATGACAAAAGGAGATAAAAATCGTAATCATAAAAATAATACTACAGAACTTCAAAGAAAGGAAAGATCTCCTTATTGCATAGAATTTTGGATTAAGAGAGGATATAATGAAGATTATGCAAAAGATAAAATATCTAAATTTGCTAAAATGAATAAACAACAATCAACTACTCTTAAATATTGGTTAGAAAAAACAGATGGAGATTTAGAAGAAGCAAAAAGATTATTAAAAGAAAGACAATCCACTTTCTCTTTAGAAAAATGTATAGAAAAATATGGAGAAATTAAAGGAACAAAGAGATGGCAAAAGAGACAAGAAAAATGGTTAAAAAATTATAAGAAGAATAACTTTTCTAAAATTTCACAAGATTTATTTTTAAAAATTTATGATAGAATCAAAGGTGATTTCAATGAAATATATTTTGCTACATTAAACGAAAACAATATAATCGATAATTCTGGCAAAAATTATGAATTCAGATTGTCTCTAAAAAATAAAGTTATTTTACCTGATTTTTTCATTAAAGATATTAATAAAATTATAGAATTTGACGGAGCATATTGGCATGGTAAATATCAAAGTGACAAAACTAATGTGTCTAGAGAAAAAGAAAGAGATGTATCAATTATCGAAAATGGTTATAAAATACATCATGTTAGTGAATTAAATTACTATAAAGACAAAGAAGGAGAGATTCAAAAATGTTTAGATTTCATTTATGATATTTAAATTAATCAAATATATGGCTCTTAAAATGATTCAATTAATAGAAATAATTGAATATAGAGGAGTCATGTTTGATGAAAAGAATGATGACATTAAAATAATAGATACTCAATTTACAGAAAGATATTTAATAAAGACAGATAGCGGATTTCATCCAATAACTAATGTTCATTTAACACAACCTTATACTAAGTACATTTTAAAAACTGAAAATGGTAAGTCATTAGAATGCGCAGATAATCATATAATTTTTGATAAAAATATGAGTCAAGTTTTTATTAAAGATTTAAATGAAGGAGACTATATTCAAACAGATGAAGGATTATCAAAAATTTTAAAATTACATAAAACTGATCATAAAATATGCATGGGAGATGTCACAGTTGCAAGTGGAGATCATAGATATTATTCTAACGGTATATTAAGTCATAACACTGTTACTTCAGCTATATTTATGTTATGGTTTATGTTATTTCAATCAGAGAAAACAGTCCTATGTGTAGCCGATAACTTTACAACAACAAAAGAGCTTCTTGATAAATTTAAAATAACTCTAGAAGGTCTACCGTTCTTTATGAAACCTGGAATTGTTACAACAAACGCAGGTAGAGTTGAATTTGACAATAAAAGCAGAATAGTAGGAAGAACCACTACTAAAAAATCAGGTATTGGTCTCTCAGTTAACTTATTATATATTGATGAGTTTGCCCATATTGAAGAAGCTAAACTTAACGAATTCTATAGAGCAATTTATCCTACAGTTACAGCTGACCCTAACGGTAAAATCATAATAACGTCTACACCTAACGGAAGAAATAAATTCTGGGAAATATGGAAAGATGCGATTGATGGAAAATCAAGCTACGTTCCTATGAGAGTTGATTGGTGGCAAATTGCAGGTAGAGGTGAAGAATGGAAGCAACAGCAAATCGCTGATATGGGATCTGTTGAAGATTTTAATCAAGAATATGGATTACAGTTTTTCTCATCTGATAAATTATTACTAAATTCAAGAGACCTTAAAAAGCTTGAAAATATTAGAAGTAAATACGTTCAAACAAATTTAATTTTAAATGAAGATCTTGCACACTTTAATGAATATATCTACTTTCATAAAAAATATGCAAATAGAACAGTAGAAGAGTGGAAAAACAGTTCTGAATATTATGTATTTAGCGTCGATACCTCTGACGGCATAGGTAAAGATGGAGACTATTGTGTATTAAACATATATAAGACAGTTGCGCTGCCTATCGGTGAACTTCTCAAGAAAAAAGAAATAATAAGAAATGAAATAGATACTATTTCTCTTGTTCAAGTAGGATATTTAAGATCTAATGAGATAGACATAAATGAGTTTGCAATAGCATGTGAACATATCATTTATAATATATTCAAAGCTGACAATACTAGAATAGTAATTGAAATGAATCATAAAGGAGAAATAATATTAAATCAGTTTAAAGAAAATAATGGATATTGGATAGGACAAATCGTTCATACTAAACACACTGCAGCAGCAATTCAAATGAAGCCAGGAATAAAGTTAGGTCCTACAAATAAGATTAAATATTGTGAAAAATTCAAATATTTAGTTACAATTAATAGAATTATTCCAAATGATGAGGTGACAGTAACGGAACTTCAACAATTCGGTAAATCAAAAGGAGGACTTTATAGAGGTCAGAATGGACATGATGATATGGCTATGAGTTCTGTTAACGTGTCATCAGTTTTTGATTCTACTCAATTTTGGGATATTGCCATAGATACTTTTGAAAAAATGGGAGAAAGCTATGTCAGAGATTTAAATGAAAAAATCTTTGATCTGGTTAATGGAAACAAGCGTGCAATATATGATTATGATGCAATAAAAAATATGAACGCAGATTTAAATAGAGATACCAACAACAAAACTCCAAAATCAAACAATGTATTTAATCTAGAAACATTGGATCAATTAGAAAAAATTCAAAATAAATTTTTTAAAAATAAGTAAAGTTTAGTATAATTAAAGTATAATGATCAGTTTATACACTAAATTTTAATGTTATGACTACTCTAAAGTTCGATACCGACATAGATATTAATGACGTTTTTAAAGATTACAAAAAAGAAATCTTTAAAAGTGTCATATCTTCTATTAAGGAAAATTGTAAAAATAGAGAAATAAACGAAATAAATGTGGTAAATATAAGTATAAAATCTAAAAATTACTCCATTAATCTCACACGAGATAAATTCGTAAACGCTTTAAATAGATGTATAGATTTTTTCGCAGAACTTGAAATGTATGAACAATGCAAAGATTGTGTTGATATTATAAGCATACTTCAAGAAAAATAACCACCTAATTAATGGGATATGAAGAAACTAATGTCATTATAAATGACAGAATTCATGAACTTGCATCAAAATTCTCAAACGATTCTATAAAAGAATCAGAAAAAAACGAACTTGCTACACTTATTTATCCAAAGCTCAGATACTTTATCTGGAAATTCTGCAACAACACAGAAGATACTGAAGAAGCTCTTCAGTGGACTCTAAAAAAAATCTTTAAAAATATCAATAATTTCAATTGTGAAAAAGGAAGATTCAGTACATGGATCTATACAATTGCTAAAAACGAAACCCTATTTTATTTACATAAGAAGGGTTTACGTAAAGAGTATTTTTGTGATTGTGAATATGATAAGAATGAGAGATACGAAGATAACACTGATGTTGAATTGAGTCTAAATAGTATGTACGATGAAACTGTATCAGAAATCTATAAGATAGAAGACAGTTTGCTTAAGAACATAGCTATAGCAAAAATGATAAATAACGAAAAGATAAAGAGTATAGCTATTAGATATGATATAAATGAGAATACGGTAAAGACAAAATTACGAAAGATACGAACTGATATCAGAACTCGTGTCTTAGAAAAAAATCCAATTTTTAAAGAAAATTTAAACACAATATTTGACATATGAAAATAAAAGAATACATACATCCTATACTCATATTTAAGTCACTTAAAGAGTGCTTAATCGAACTTGAACATTACAAGAAATATAAGAGTATAATAGCTGAACTTGAGCAAAATGGCTCACTAGATCGTATGAAAATAGTTAAAGAAGATGATTATTTATTAATCGGAGTAGATCTTAATCCTGAACTATTAATATACGCTGAAGATGCTATAGAATCTGCTGAATTAAGAATGGTGGCTGATAGAATGAAAAAATACTCAGTCTTTTTACAAAAAGAAGGAATATTAGATTCAGTTAAAGCTAATCATGAACGAATTAAAAGTGAGGATTACTACGGATATTTAATAAACATATCTTTCGATTTTAAAAAATACAGCAAATTTAAGTTAAGATATTCGATTTCTTATTTTATCAGTCTGTTTTTAATAATCACCACACTAATCGGTTTAGTGATCAAATTGATTTAATTTTCAAATAAATAAAATAAAAAATATTATGAAACAGTTTATAAAAGATTGGGCGTGGCAAATACTTGCAGTTCTATTTTTTGTATTATATTTAGGACAGGGTTGTACTAATAATAAGTTAGCCAAACATGATGCTGAGCAAAAACAAGTGATAGATTCTTTAATAAAAGTAGTTGATAATTTAGCAAATAAAACTGAAATAGATTCAATTTTTGAAAAAAAATTATGGAAATTTTTAGAATTAGAAGAACTTTCTGATAAAAATAAAATTCCAATAAATGAATTAAAATATAAAAATGGCAGTAATATACAAAACAATAAATCTGTTAAATGAAAAAATATATATTGGACAAGATTCTAAAAATAATATAAAATATTTAGGTTCGGGTAAGAAATTAATAAGAGCTATTAAAAAATATGGAAAAATAATTTTAAAAAAGAAATTTTAGAATATATTAATATAAAAGATCAATCATATATTGATTCTAGAGAAATTTTTTGGATAGATAAACTTAATTCAACTAATAGAAAAATAGGTTATAATATAACTAAAGGAGGACAAAATGGTTATGTGATGACAGACGAAATTAGGAAAAAAATAAGTAAATCTAATTTAGGAAAAAGAAAAAGTTCGAATGCTAGAGAAAATATGAGAAAATCAGCAATTAATAGAAAAGCATCAGATCTAACTAAAATTAAAATGAGTATTTTTCATAAAGAAAGATTAAAAGATCCTGAAACTAGATTAAAATTAAGTGAAAGTAGAAAAGGAAAAAATAATGGGATGTATGGTAAAAGAGGAAAAGATAATCCTAATTTTGGTAGAACTTTAAATGAATCTGAAAAATTAAAGTATAGAGGAAATAATAATGGAATGTACGGTAAAAAACATACAGAAGAAGCTTTAAAAAAGATGAGAAAAATTGTTTATCAATTTAATGAAGATAATACTTTATTAAAGAGTGGAAATCTGCAGGATGTGCATCAAATACTTTAAATATTCCTAGAACAAGTATAAGTTATGCAGCTCGACATATAACAAAGGCTGGTAATTTTATTTGGTCTTATAAAAATAAGATAGAAGCAAATGACTAAATGGTTCGAGAAAAATAAGAACTCTATAATACGTAATTCTTTTTTATTACCAATATTGCTTGTCGTTATAATGTCGATAAGTCACGTTGTTAGTTGGTACGATCTAGGAAACCCTATAAGTTGGGCAATATATCTATCCATAGCAGTAGAAATATTTGCATTGGCATCAGTTTCAGCAACAACTCTAAATATGAATAAGAATTCTGTTTATTTTTTATTTTTTATAGTAACTCTTATTCAAATGACTGGTAATATATTCTTTGAATATCAATACATAAATATTGAAGGTAAAGGATTTAAAGATTGGATTGAATTACTAAATCCAGTGTTTACAGATTGGGATCCAACTAGTCATAGAAGATTCTTAGCAGCAGTTCAAGGTGGAACTCTTCCTATGATGTCGCTTATAGCTCTTCATTTTTACATTAAATTTAGCGATCAACTCAAAGCTGAAAAAGAAAATGAAGATACTTGGAAAGATGTATATACCGATGAGAATATTAAAGAAATAAAACAGAAGAGATCTAAAATAGAACATGAGGATGAACCTATATTTGGAATAAGTTATGATGATATTGATGAGATTAATAAGGACTTTCAACATGCAGATAATGAGATGATTGAAAAATTAGAAAATGAAGAGAAAGTCGAACCTATTATATATAAAGAAGCAGCTGCGGAACAGATGCCTGAATCTGTACAAAATGAATTATATCCAGGTTCAATTAAAGAAGAGAACGAAGTAAATGACATACCAAAACAGTTATATCCAAAGATACCAGATGATGAAGAGGAAAAAGTAATACCTCCTAAAAAAAAATTGAGTTGGACGAAGGGAATTCTAAAGAGATTACTATAAATAATATAGAATTAAATGAAGCAAAAGAGTACTGGAAGAAAACTAAAAAATCATTTAAAAATGTAAGTACTGCAGAAATTTTAGATCATTATAAAAAAAGAAGTAAAAGCATAGATCCTAACACTGGAAAATTTAAAAAAATATAAAATAAAATGAGCAATATCCCAACAGTTGATAAAATATGTGATAAATCGTATGCAGATCTGCAAGATATATTGCAATTATTTGATAACAAATGCTTTAAGATAGTAAGCGGAGCGGATACTACAGCTCAGTTCTGTCTAGGAGATTTTGCTTTTCCATCAGATGGTCATTCTTGCATATCTATGGATCTTTCTATGAACGGTGGAGAAAGACTGCTATTTGATAATGAAATTTTAACAACAGGATCTCCAGATATTGGAATACAATTAGAAACTGGTAAACTTTATGCTAGAGGGATTTTATTAACTGTAGAATATCCAGATGAAGATGATAACGGTGAAGAAATTGATATATCAGATAAAAAAGTAGAATTATGGATAGAAGATGCCGGATCTTTAGAATGGAAAAAGCTTCCTTTATATAATCTATTAATATATACAACAAATCCTAAATCAAATTCATCAATCGATTTGATAAATAGAATAAAGATTGTTAATCCTAACGAATTATTTAAAATTAAAATAAAAGGATTGATAATATTTGGAGAAGCAACAGAATCTTAAAAATAAATAATAATATATGAACAGTTCAACAGAAATATTAGAATTAGCTAATGCAGCATCAGCAAGTCCAGAAATGTCATATGCGCCTGTTTGGATCAGCACTGATAGAAGAGAGCCTGATCCAACTAAGACTACACTTAAATATGCTCAAGTTGGAGGTCCAACTAAGAATGATAAGATAGGAAATGCTTTCGGTCCAATTTACATGATAGAATTTGTAGATCTTAGCTCAATAACTGCTGCGTATATTAAAATATGGGGTCTAGATAATGACGATGTGAATGCACCAATTTATCCAGTAACATATTTAGAAAATAATCCTAAATTAGAAGTATGGCTCAAGAAATTTGAGTTTACTGATGTTGACGGAGTTACTGTAGCAGCAGGAGGATCTTATAAAATATACGGACATCGAAAAAGAAATTTTCCTGCAATATTTTAAATGAAAAAGATTAACGAAGCATCTACTACTTTCACCACGTTTCAAAATAGAGACTATATGAGAGGTCTTCCTTTTTATGGACAAAAGGGAGATTTCAATTTTGTAATGGGAAGAAGTCAATTTACTCCTGGTGTTTCTATAAAGCTGCTTCCGTTAACTGATATGTCTAGAAAAGGAGGAGATCCTGGAAAGAGCGAATTCGAATCCAATATTAATCTCATTAAACATTATTACAAACCTGGAGACAGAGTAAGAGGAGTATTAGTAAATTCTAAAATGGGAAAAGATACTGATGGCAGAATAGTTGTTGGTAAATTAAATAAAATAGACATAAATAGAAGAGATAAGACAATAAAAGTTTATATCATTGATCCTAGCACACTAGAATCTAAAGAAATATATGTTGATACAATGGAGAGAATATTTGAATCTAAATACAGAGCACTCTCTTTCTCAGAATTTATATCATCATAAAAAACTATCAAATATGAAGTAAAGCAGTCACCTTTAAAACCAGTGACTGCTTTTTTTATATAATAATAAAAACACTATATTATGGCAAAGAATAAAATAGATGAAGATGACGCTCTAGAATTATTAGATGAGTTAGATAGAGAAGGAGGAGTAAATCATCCAATCGAAAAAGAAGAGGTTAAGAAAGAACCACCACAGAAAGTAACATCTCTAGGAAAATCAAGCGCGTATCATGCTAGCGAACAACAGTTATCTGCAGCAGAGGAGTCTCCATGGAAGATTTTGAATATGGAATTATTACCATCTGGTGGTTTATTCTATCCAGCCGATTCAGAATTATTAATACGTTCAGCTAAGACTAAAGAGATTAGACATTGGTCTACGATGGATGAAAGTGATCCGCTTGATGTCAGAGAAAAAATAAGTTTTATATTAAAGAATTGCACTAAATTTAAGATAAAAGGACAGTCTATTATCTTTAATTTCAATGATTTTTGTGAAGTAGATAGATATCATCTATTATTTAGAATATATGAACTTACTTTTCCTAATCAAGAGAATAAATTAATGGCAAATATTAGATGTACTGATCCGAAATGTGGAACAGCTAATAAGATTCAAGTAACAAGTCAGAATCTATTCGGATTTAATATTCCAGAAGAACTTATTAAGTGGTATTCTGAAGAAGAGAGATGTTTTGTAGTTCCTTCTCCTAATTTAAATGAAACGATAAGATTCTATCTTCCTACTGTTGGAATGAATGATAAGTTTAGAATGAAAAAAGACCAAGATCTTAAAAATGGCACAGAAATAGATGATGCATTTTATAGTTTTGGTCCATATATGCTAACTGATTGGAAGAGAGTTTCTCAAGAAGATATTAGTAGATTTAAATTAGAATCTTCTAATTGGGGAGGTACCAAATTTGCTATAGTTCATAAATTCACAGAGGCTCTAAAGAAAGCATCAATAAATAGAGTTTCAGGAGTATGCGAAAAATGTAAGAAAGAAGTGGAGAGCAGCATTTTTTTGCGAGGAAGCTTCACTATCAAAGATATTTTCATTGTTTCAATTGGACTTGATGAACTTATTGGAGCTTAATGCTCGACTTGGAGTGAAGCTAAATCAATCTTACGATACTTTATACGAATTAGAATACATGGAATATTCTTTTCTATTGAATATCATAAATAATGATATTGAAGAAGAGAATAAAAAAGTCATGGAATTAAATAAGATAAACGAAGAATCAGGAAATTTAGGACCGGTTTCAGTTAATTTACCTTCTCACTTAAAAATCAAATAAATAATAAAAAATAAGTAACTTAATTGGAAGATAATAAGAACATACCTAAAGATAGCAATGTACAATATGATTATTCGATTGTTAATGAAAGAATAGATTCTGACGGAAATATTAATTCATATGATGTTAAAGTAAGCAATAACATCAAAAACGTTTCTGAATATCCTCCAGTTTATTATATGTTCAATGGAGATCACGACAGAGATCAGGCTATAGAATTTGCTAAGAATTCTATTAAAGGTGAAGTAAATTCAGATGGCATTGAATATCCTAAAGAAGGTATAAATGTAACAGAAGTCAATAAGAAAGAGAATAACGAAAGCGAATTATTTGAAAATACACCTACTGCTGAAGAAGGAAACAGTCCAATTAATGAAGTAGGAACTGTTGATGTTGATGCTAAAAAGAAATCTGACGCATATTATGATTTAGAAGATGCTTTATTAGGAATAAGTGAGAATCTAACATCAACTGAAACTAATGTTACGTCAAAGGGTCCTGAATTAGAGAAGACTAAAGAGATAATACCAATAAATAAAGAAGTTAGTCCTATAAATCCTGAATCTCCAGTAAAGGAATCTATTAGCAATGAACTTAATCCTCTTGAAGGACTTGATGTTAGACCGCAGTTAGATTCAAATGGAAATCCTATAGTATATAATAATACAGAAGTAAATACATCTACACCTGGTTTGTCTACTACTAATGTATCTAATACTTACAACGATACAGTATCTGTAATTAATGAGGAGACAAAAATACCAAAAGAAACAAGAGACAATATAGCATTAGAAGTACCGGCATTAGGTACAGATACTTCTTCAATTAATGAAGAATCTATAATATCTAATGCTATTCCTTCAATTAGTGAAGAATCTATAATATCAAATGTTAATCCTTCAATAGAAGCATCTTCTGAATTTAATCCATTTAGTGGATTTAGCTTATTAAATGACAATATATTTGGAGAATCTAAAATATCAAATACTTCAAATACATCAGAATATAATAATGAATCTTCAGAAGAAAGCAGTTTATTAAATGTAGAGAATAATAACAATACAGTTA